ATATGTTATCTCAACAGGACATATGTTTGAAAAATTGGATAGAGGGGATAGTATTCGTGTTCCAATTACAAGAAAGTTTGATAATATACTTGCTAATCCACCATTTGGAATTAAAGGATTAAAATATGATGATTTTGAAAGTCCATTGAAACGTGAATATGTTCCAATAAAAACAGATAATGCAGTTAGCTTATTTATTCAAGCAATCATTTATATGTTGAAGATTAATGGTAAATGTGCGGTAGTATTACCTGACGGACAAGATTTATTCAGTAAATCTAATAATAGATTAGTTGCAATTAGAGAATATTTATTGAAAACGTGTGATTTGAAAGAAATTATCTATTTACCATCAGGTATATTTACCTATACAAGTATTAAGACTTGTGTGTTCTATTTTGTGAAAAAGAGAGAAGGAAAAGATGTTTTAGAAACCAAAATTAAAATCGGAAAAACTCAAAAAGAAACTGGGCGAGATTACAAGTTTTCAAAAACACATCAAACTACCAAAGTCAAGTTTTATGATTACAATCCGTATGAAGATGTTAAAAATTTATTGGTTGAAGTTCCTATTGAAAAGTTGGCATCAAATTCATACTCACTAAATTATGCGGAATATATGAAAGACGATGCAGAAGAAGACCAATACGAAGAAGGGGGTGTGGTGAAAACCTTGGGTGAAGTATGTAGTATTGACTATGGAACACGAATAGTTAAAAAAGACAATACAGAAGGTGAATATCCAGTTTATGGTAGTGGAAGAGCAATGTTTTCAACAGAAACATTTAATCGTGAGGGATTTAATATATTAATTGGAAGATTTGCATTATCGTTAGAATGTGTTCGTTTTGTAAATGAAAAAATATTCTTAAATGATAGTGGATTATCTGTAAAACCTAAAACTGATATGTTATTACATAAGTATATTGGTTATTACCTATTTCATAATCAAAATATTATATATAATTGTGCGAGAGGAACAGCACAAAAAAATCTTGAAATGGATATATTTAAATCAATAAAAATCCCCATCCCCCCACTTGAAAAGCAAGAAGAAATCGTCAAATATTTGGATTTCATCTATGAGAAGGCGAATAAAACAAGTCAGGAAAAAATCAAAGAGTTGAAAACATTGAACGAGTTCTGTTTAAATACTCAAAAAATGTTTGGCGAGAATGTGGTGAAAACATTGGGGGAAGTTTGTAAATTCAAAAACGGAAAAGGAATAAAAAAAGATACATTAGTTGAAGGAGAATATCCTGTAATTGGAGGAGGTCAAAAACCAATGGGATTTCATAATGAATATAATGCAGATGAAAATACAATATTATGTTCTTCAAGTGGAGCATATGCTGGATTTATTAGTAAATATAATAAAAAAGTATGGGCGAGTGATTGCTTTTCAATAATACCAAAAAATAACTCAATAAGTAACACCTATTTGTATTATTTGTTAAAGTCTATCCAAGATAAAATATTTAAATCACAATCAGGAGCAGCACAACCACACGTATATTCAAAAGATTTACAAAATATAAAAATCCCAATTCCGTCACTGGAACGCCAACAAGAGATTGTTGAGTATTGTGAATATAATGATACACTCATCAAACAATTAGAAAAAGAGATTGAAAACAATAAAAAACAAGCAGAGAAGTGTATTACAAGTATTGTAAAAACTCAAGTTCTTGAAGAACAAGATGATACAATTTCAGTAAATACTGAACCCATTGATGAAATAACATCTATTGAAGAAGAAATCATAATTGAACCAAAGACCAAAGTTATTATCAAGAAAAAGGTTAAGAAACCTCTTGTTATTGAAGACGAAGATGTAGTTTTATAAACTATTTCTGGTAAAAAGGTAGGTATATTTAAAGTAGATATCTAGTACCATTGGTTAGATTTTGTCTTTGTTTTTGATTTGGGTTTAGATTTTCGGGTTTTTTGTTTAGACGCGGATACAGGAGTATACTTTAAAAACCATTCTTCATATTCTTTTGTATCACGTTTATCCTTTAATTTTTCAAACATTTCCGTTTTTTCATTACGCATCGTTTCCAACGTAGATTGTTCTCCAATACAATTTAAACTAAACCGTTTTAAAAGTCCCTTTTGTTGTAATCTATTTTTAGATTGTACCATAAATAGGTATTGCGACATACAAAATATACGATCATGGTCATAATAGGGACGATTCGCATATAAAAAAGCTAAATAAAAACTTAACATGGTATCTATGGTGGCGACTTTAATGGATTGATTTTTTATGTAAATTACATTATAACTATGACATGCGATCGGTTGATAGATAAATGCTACGGTATCTTCATTTACGATAATTTCATAATGAGGTGCAATGATTTCACCAAGTCCTTCCCATTTTTTATGTTTAACTTTTTTAAATCCTTTTTCACGTAACCGCTCCACAATTATATTTGCAGAACCCAGCGGGTCTTCTGACAATATATCAAAATCTGGATTTGGATTACGTAATTGTCGTTTGACTGTATTTGGCATATATTGGCTATATAAATTGTTCGCATATCCCCCTAAAAATACAAGTTCTAATTGTATCACAGCGTCACGCACAATATTGTATATATTGGAAGCATCTTCTTTCGTACCTTCAAAGGTTCTCATAAATTCAATGTGATTACATTTAGGATTTTTTAATGGATAATTACGATTTAAAAGGGTGAGACGTTTAAGTACCTTTTCCCATCGGCTTACGTCCCCCAACGGACGTGACAATTCTAAATACATGGACATTCTTAAAAAATCAGGAGGTGCATATAATATCCCATTGACTTGTAATGCATTTTGTTTAAGAACTTTAAACAATTGAGAGGGAATAAATGTGATATCTGCGACTGGTATAAAATTTACGAATACTTTGAACGTTCCGTGATGCACTCCTGATTTTGCTTCAACGTCTTCATATCCTTCTTTGGCATAAATATTTGAAAGTTCTTTTGCATCCTCTAACGCGTTTGCACTAAAAAAATCGTAATCTGGTATTTCAATCTCTTTATTATAAAATTGGTCTTGCGACGGAAGTATATTATTTATAGCCGTACCGCCATAACATATAAGTTTTTTTGTTTTTAAAAACGTTTCCACGATATGAATAATATGTTGAACTTCTGGAGAATTTATAATTTTTTTACCCGATAATTCTTGCGCTTTATCTACTGCTTTTCTTAAAATGATTAATTCTTTCTCTTCAAAACTCATATTATTAAAGTATATTATATTTTCAAAGAATAATAATCCGTAGATGTAGTTCGTTGTTCATAAGAATAATTTGGATTGGCCGGGGTCGGAGATGGTATAGTAACCGGAACATATCTCAAGGCGGATGGTTTTAATACGAAGGCAGACCCTTTATTGTCAAAAAGCATACTATACACTTCCATGTTGGTATCAAAATTTTGAAAACACATGGCGGCAAACTGACATCCACATGTCCATGCTAACTGTGCCGAATAATTTGTATTCGTACCAGATAAATCTGGTATAACCAAGGTCATGTTTTTCTTGTTGTATTCAATTAACTCGTCCATATCGGGTGTAAATTTTACACCGCTGGAATAGGGTACACATCTCATAAAGATTGAATTGGAGGCTAGATTCACATATTCATCCAAATTCGTGGTTTCAAATATAGGATTAGAACGGTCTACTATTAGTATAATGCTATCCATTAAATCGGATAATAAAGTTTGACCAAAATTTTTACCTTGATTCTCATAACTGTACTTAGACCCAAGTATTTTATCACTCAACAATTCTTCAATTGAACTTGCAATCGTATTGTATATGAGGGTGTTTTTGCTCATTATTCTAAGATGTATTATCAAGGGGTCTTTTGGATTGGGACAGGTGCTACCTGAAAAGGCATAATCCCGAATGACCGTGAAGGCATCTTCTATAGGCACACTATTATAGGTCTCTTTTATAGAATAATCATCTACAGAAGAGGTTGCGATGACGGGTTTATTATCCAAGGAATATACTTCAAAATCAAGACATCGGGCTCCTTGTCCTATTACATTTTTTAAGGCACATACATTCACCACGTCATTTTTAAATTGTCCAGCAGAACAGGCATTGAAAGCAGTTTTAACGTAATAGTCACGTAAACTATGTTGATAGTCCGCAAGGTCAGTATTTATCGTAGATACTAAGGCATAATCGGTGTATAATGAATTCATTGCCTTACAATTCGTTGTATTTAAATGAATTTGACGATATATCCAAATAGACATTGTAATTAAAATCAATACAGTGAGTACAAGCACAATTTGATTTATAAAATTGGAAGAATTGATTACATTCGTTATTGTTTTATTGGAAAGTGTAGACATATATATATCTTATTATTATTATAAATACAGTTAAATATTAGGATATAGTATTATAAATGCCCGGTGGTTTATTAAATCTGGTTGCATATGGAAATCAAAATATTATGCTGAATGGAAATCCAAGTAAAACATTCTTCAAGACGTCTTATGCTAAATATACGAATTTTGGATTACAAAAATTTAGGATTGACATTCAAGGTCAACGAAGCTTAAGATTAAATGAATCTTCTGTATTTGATTTTGTAGTACCACGGTACGGTGATTTATTAATGGATACATATGTAGTCGTCAATTTACCATCTATATGGAGTCCAATTATGCCTCCATTTGTTGCATCTTCTGAATCTACAGAGTCAACGTTTAGTCCATTATATCAGTGGCAACCCTACGAATTCAAGTGGATTGAACATCTTGGATCACGTATGATTGAAAGGGTTCGTTTTACAGCAGGTGGTATAATTCTACAAGAATTTACAGGAGGATTACAATGTATAATTTAGTTGAACGTGATTTTACAAATACCAAAAAGAATTATAATTATTAAAATAGACCGGGACATGTGACAGAGATGAATGACCCAAGCAATGCCTATGGTCGTCAAAATACAATATCCGCATGCAGTGTATGGCAGGAACAAACGGAATATATACGACTCTACTTATGCGGAATTATATAATAAATTAGGAAGCGAACCTTCTATTCGTGGACGTGAAATATATATTCCTTTAAACATATGGTTTACAATGGCATCTAAAATGGCGTTTCCGCTTATTTCATTACAATATGTGGAATTGAAAATTGAAATTACCATACGTCCCGTTCGTGAATTATTTACGGTAAATAGAATTTATGTTCCAAATGATACAAATACAATCACTCTAAATGAGACAAATACATTCACCCTAAATGAGGCAAATACATTCCTAGATACTCAACAAATTCGTGTAAACTTTAATGAGCAACAATACTTATTCTATAGATTTTTACAATCTCCACCTACGGTGGGTATTTATGATGCAACTGTATATCTAGACAAACGAACCAATTGGGACGCAGATATTCATTTGATGTCTACTTATGCGTTTTTATCCGAAGATGAAGCAAGACGGTTTGCCTCCGAACCTCAAAGTTACCTTGTACGTGAATCCTATACTACTCCCTATTATAATGTAGTAGGTTCATCCCGCATAAATTTAGATAGTTTAGGCATGGTTTCAAGTTGGATGTGGTATTTTCAAAGGTCGGATGTATCAGACAGAAATCAATGGTCCAATTATACCAATTGGTCCTATGATACACCTCCGGTGCAACCGAGGGAAGTTACACAAGAAAATAGCACAGGTTTAACTTTAGACAATAGTTCGTATTATCCTCTCACTGTTAATAATAACAATTTATATACGTCTGGAGTTTATACAAATCGTAATACGCGTGATATTATGATTACATGGGCATTATTGATGGATGGTAAATACCGTGAAAATGAATTGTCTAGCGGTGTGTTAGAATACATTGAGCCTTATATTCGTACACCTGGAACTGGCAGAGAAGGGGTATATTACTATAATTTTGCGTTATCCACAAACCCTTATGATTTTCAGCCAAGTGGAGCTATCAATTTAAGTAAATTTAGTTCTATACAATTTGAAATCACGACTATACTGCCACCTTTGGACGCGAATGTTCAATTTACTGCTATTTGTTCTCCAACTACAGGAGAAATTGTGGGTACAAGTATGCCACAATCAGGTATTTATCGTTATCAATATAATCTCGTTGTTATGGAAGAGAGATATAACATATTGACTATACAAAATGGATTAGCAGGATTAGAATATACAAGATAAAATCTATATTATTGTTATCTAATTATATATCAATGTCGGATACTTCTGCAATTGACGATAAAACTACAAGTGACACGAGTAATAGTGATTCCAATTGGGGAACATTTGGAATGTTAGTGTTTCGTTATTTTATACTTAGTATACTATTTGTATTCGTTGGAATAAATTATATTTTTTTACTGAATTATAAACAATTAGATATATTGTTTCCAACGGAAATGCAAAATTATATACAAACACGACAAAGTGGCGGTCAGTCGTGTGCAAATTGTCCTTTTAATGACGTTTCCGGAAATAAAAATTATGATTTTCTAGATTCATTTGGTTATTCTATTCCTATCAAAGGATTTCCATATTCATTGTATAATTCTTCCATCCATACATACGTTCAAACATTTAAGAACTGGTTTGCATTAACCGAAGCGTCTTCGTTTATAACGTTTAGAACCATTATGAAGTATACCTTACAATTTAAAGGTATTAAAAATCTTCCACAACCTATTCAAATTTTAATAGGAAATATTTTATTTATAGTTGGGTCTATATTTATACCAATCCTTAGTTTTTTCTCATCCTTGATACATATTTTTTCGGCAACTGAATATGCATGGTTCATAGGTATACTTGGAATCATATTCGGATATACATGGGTCATTGCATTTACAAACGCAACGTATCATTTTCTTGCATTCGTATTAAATCTATTGATTATGCCCAGTTTATTGAATCCATCTTTGATGGGAAGGTTGTTACAATGTAATCTATCTACATTTTCTAATATTTTCACTACTTTAATTGTCATTGCTTCTTGGCAATCTTTGAATACAACCACAGCAGGTATGATAACCATTGCCTATGTTATTATGTTAATAAAATCCTATATAAGTTAATTCATATTCATTTAAAGATATAATCACAATAATATACATAATGAGAGAATATGAAGACATTGATAACGAGTGGACGGATGGGTTTTCAGAGGACGAACCACTGAACACGACCATCCAACGTAAACCTAAATGTTATCCCACGGCGCTTCGTGGTCATATAAAGAACGGAAAAACTGGAAAGGATTACGGATGTATGCAAGGAAGCTACGAAGAATTGAAATACTATAAAGTGATAGATTCAAGAGGGATATACGATGAAAAGGGATATAAGACGGGACGTAAAGACCCCGTAAATAAAGATCCTGTAATATTATATTATGATTCGCCAATCCAATACATGCAACATATGAAGGTAGAATTAAAGAAAGAGGATATAAAAGAATGGCATGAACATAAAAGTCGTATGTTTCCAGACAATGTTATATTTGTAAAAAGTGAATGGGAAAAAATAAAGTCGGAGAAAAAGATGAAACAAAATAATATAAAGAAATGGAATGAATTGAAGGATGACAATTGAAAAGGGGAGTAAACGTAATCCATTTGTAATACCGTGTGCGATAAGCAACGACATGTCCTTGTTTATGAAAAAAGAGA